CCTCCTGCGAGCACTCAAAGAAATTGGTTGCCCCCCCATCCTGCTTGAACACTTCGAGGAACAACTTAAAACCCGGCGAATTTGCACCTCCCAAAGCTCCCTCCAAGTTAATGATAAGAAAGATTCCGGTGCCCCACATACCCTTGTCGACAATTGCCTCTTTAACCTTGCCATCTGTATGGATCTTATGGCCGGTTATCGCCATCTCTACATTAAAGGAGACGACTCATTGGCAAGAGGTGAGGATGTTTCATTCGACATGGATAAGATGAAATATTATGTCAACACCTGCGGTTTTAAATTCAAGCCAAATGCCGCAAAATCCGGCCAATTCGTTTCCTTCCTAGTTAACGCTCAGGGCGTTGCCCTCGACCTCCCCCGTGTCACCGCCAAAGTTCTGTCCCGCTGTTATACTGACCGCGATGACTTCCTTAAATACCAAGAAGCCGTATCTGCTACCCTCAGCCCAATTAAATTCGAATCAGGTGTTAACATGTGCAAAGTTAACTCCCTTCATTATACTGATTCAACCCGCTGCGAATCTGAGTTCGACGTTCTGATCAGCTTCCTTTTCCGCTTCGCCCGCAAAGAAATCCCCTTTTCTGAACTTTACCAATCCGAAGCCATTTACTACAAGACTGACGCCCCAGCTGCTTCCACCCCTGCCTTCACGCCCATTAAGGTGAAGAAGACTAACAAACAGAAGGTGGCCCGTTTCGCAGCTAAAGCTATAGGTAGTCTTGTAATGTAGGGTTATTAGTTATTTCATTCCAATGTCACTCCCCACCTACTTAAGAAATGGCTCCAGCCCCTTCCAAACTCCGATCCCGAAGACGAATTGGACGCAGCAAGCGTCCAACGCGATCAAGTCAGCTTCAAAGTGTCATGCAAGCCATGTCATCTCTATCCCTTCTCCGTTCCTCTCCGAAGTCCGCCCCCCCCAAGAGGGGTCGCCGACCAAAGACCATCTCAGCATCAACCGGTGTTAAACAACATCGTGAGATCGGCACTGAGTTCCTTTCCTTCGTCACCGTCCCCGCAGCCAGTACCTTTGGATCCCTCCTTTACCAATTAGAG